CGCATTGTGGTTGTAAAGCGTTGTGTCTAAGACTACTAAATCGGAGAGGAACATGAAAATAGTTAGCATATTGGGTTACAAGGTTTTTGTACGAGATTGGGTAGACGACAGTCCTGTGTTCAGGCTTTATGCGGGGAAAGAGGAAGTCACCGACTTCTGGCTGCGCTCTAAAATTCACTGCGAGTTGGTAGACCAGCGCCGCCGCGAGATAAATGCCGCAAACGAAGAACTGGAGGCTTACTATTCGGAGATGCGGCTATGACTAGAGACGAGATCGGGGAGCTGGTCGCAGCACTCCCGCAGGGATTAGATGCTGACGAGTTTATACACAGGCTGGTCAATTGGGCGGTAGACCGAGAGCGTGAGGCTTGTGCGAAGGTGTGTGATGGAATTATGCAGCAGTACAAAACAAACACGACATTGAATGCTGACCAAAACTTGATTGGGAGTATGGCGGCTGAATTGTGTGCCGTGAAAATAAGGGGTGAGAAATGAACTTACGACAAGCAGCAGAGCAGGCGTTGGAGGCTTTAATGCAGACTACGCTAGAAGATGCCATGGTGGAAGTTGAGCCTAATGTTTGGGAGTACAAAAGCATTGTTGCAATCCAAGCATTGCGTCAAGCACTAAGGGAGCCAAAGCGTGAATGGGTTGGGCTTTCTGATGAGGAAAAACAGTGGTTTAAGGATCTTGGCTTGGCCGGTGTCGAATTTATTGAGGCCAAACTGCGAGAGAAAAACTCATGACTCCTAAATTTATGCACCTACTCGAAATGTGCCTAGAGAACGGTATCAAGCGCGGTCTGGCTCGAGCCTACAAGCATACGGACGAACCTAGTTCGCAAGAGATAGAAAACGCGCTGATGCTTGAGATCACAAACGAAATCTACGAATGGTTTGATACCGATGTTCAGAAGTAAAGAACTCTTAAAAATGGTGGCTTCCCTGCCATGCCAGCACTGCGGTCTAGAAGGCTCTACACAGGCCGCACACGCGAACTGGGCATGGTCGGGCAAGGGCATGGGGCTAAAGGCACACGACTGCTTTACGGCGGCTCTGTGCGCGTCCTGCCATCAAAACACAGATCAAGGCAAAGATATGTCAAAAGACGAGAGGGAAGAGTTATGGACAAATGCCTGGAAAAAGACGATTCTGGAACTGTGGAAACGCGACCTGATAAAGGTAAGGTGAGATACAAAAAATGCCCAGACTGTTGCGGAAAAATGAAGGTTGTACCCAACAAACTATTTTGCAACTCCTGTTTTAAGAGGCGACATGGCTGCAAGCCCAACACAACTAACACTAAAGTTTCTGCGGGACGAGGGCTGGACGGTAGAAGTAGTGGAACGGTGGATACCAGGCGTGAACATTCGGAAGGACTTGTTTGGGTTCATAGACCTGATAGCCCTAAGATCGGGGAGGGTTCTGGCGGTACAGGCGACCAGCTACAGCAACATCTCAACCCGAGTAAAGAAAATAGAAAGCGCAGAATTGTTGTCGGAAGTTCGGAAATGCTCTTGGCAAATATGGGTTATAGGTTGGCGAAAGCAAAATAACCGCTGGGTACACAAGATTGTTGACTGTTCATAAGTCTGTTATACTGCTTTTAAGGGTGGTGGCCTCCTAACGGGCATCTTGCGCCGTGCTGCCATCCGACCTATACTGGCGATGCTTAGTTTCCTCCCTCCCCCCACAGGGGTTAAGCCTCGCCAAGAACGGGGCTTTTTTTTGGAGAAACGATGACGATTTATAACAAAATTACCGAAATTTTGATAGAACCTAAAACCGCGCATGAAATTTCAATGGCGTTACTGCTACCAGTAAGCACCATAAAGATTGCGGTTTATACAATGTGTAAACGCGGCAGACTTACCAGGGAGAAACGAGACCGCACCGGAAAAGGCCCAAAGCAAGAATACGTCTATGCGCGTCCTAGTCTATAGCGCGATATTTGGGAATTACGATCCCGTAAAAGACTTTCCCAAACAGTCTATTCCTTGCGAGTTCAAGTTATTTACAGAACCGACAGGCCAGAAGTCTCCCAGAATGGAGTCGCGGTTCTACAAGCTAAACCCTCCACCTGGCTACGACCACACAATCTGGATAGACGGCTCTATTCGGGTTACAAGCAGGTTCTTTGCGGAATACATGGTTGACCAGGCCAGAGACCGTTGGGCAATGTTTAAGCATCCTTGGCGCAATTGTCTCTACGACGAGGCAGAAGAGTCTCACGATATGCGGAAATATCACGGTGAACCGATAATGGCCCAAGCCAAAGCCTATAAAAAGGGCGGTATGCCTGCGGATTGGGGTCTGTGGGCCTCCGGTGTCATCTGTAGAGCAAAGGACTGGGGAGACGATCTAAACGCCTTCTGGTGGGGTGAGCATCAGAAATGGTCGGTGCAAGACCAGATAAGCCTTTCTTATGTGTTGTGGAAGTACAAGCTACGGTTTTTTACCTGTGACCTGCCGCTTATGGCTAATCCACTGTTAAAGGTTGAAGCAGGACACAGGGTAGGGGAGTACGAAAAATGTCCGCAGTCGTAATCTGTACTACCTCAGGCAAGTGCCTGCCGGTTCTCTGCGCGAGCATAACCTTCTACCTGCCGACCTTCTGGACAGTCTACCTATCTGGTTCCAACATTGTTCTACCCAAGCACAGAACCATAAACCTACTTAATACCGCCCAAAACTTTGGGGATGCGTATAACGCTGCTGCCCATGTTGCGATGCAGGAACACGAAGACCTGCTGATTCTGAACGATGATGTGGTTCTCAACCCGACTTTTTGGGAAACCCTCACGCAAGACTTGAGCATAATTCCAGAGGAGAATCGTGGCTGGGTGGCTTGTAGGTCAGATTTTGCCAGGGGCTTGCAAAACATTCGCTACCGGCACGAAGGCGACAAGAACAACCAAAACAAGCATGACTCTGAAAACTTTATCTGTGAGGTGGACGTAATCGCGCCTTATGCGGCGTATATACACCGAGATGCCTGGATAGACTTCCCTCCGCTAAACAACTATTCGGACGATGTGCAGTGCATAGATATGCGGCAAAAGGGTCTCAGGAACTACATTAGTCGTGCGTATGTCCACCATGTCGGCGGGGCTACGACAGGAAGAGACTGGCGGTATCTGAGAGACGAGGCGTATCCCTGGATTTCCCAAAACAGACCAGAACTCGCGGCGGCATGGTTTCCCGACAAACAGAAGACCTCCTGAGAAACTGGGCTTTCTGGTGCGCGTATGGGCCTGTTGGCCCTCCCGTACAGACTCAAGCCGCCTCCGCAGAGGGTAATTATCAGAGTACCGAGGTTTGGGAGGGGGAAGAACCCAGGTACGAGCCAGATTTTATTGCGGGGGAACAGGTAGAAAACATAGTCAGAACCCTTCCAACCATACAAAGGGGCATCCTGAAGGCTACTTACATCCAGTACCCGTACCATCGGCCCCACTCCATAGCCCAGAGGCTGAAGATTTCCACCGAGCGCTACGAGCTACAACTGAGGAGGGCGCAGGAGGCTATTGCGGAGTTTTACAAAAAGGGTTAAACTCGGGGTGGGTAATTGTCACTGGAGATAACCATGTACGGAAAAATGCCTAAAAAGGGCAAGATGCCTGCCAAAAAGGGCAAGAAGTGAAAGGCCCAACAATTATGATCGGTCTTCTCGGCCCAGGTAAGGAAATGGGCAAGAAGGGCGAGGCTCTCTTAGATGGTGATTATTCTGAGTGTCCGCTTGCTACTGAAGACGAGATCATCAACAAGGGCAACAAGCAGAAAGCTATTCTCACCGCAAACTATGGCCCAAGCGATGGAACCAAGAAGTGCGGGAACTGTGAGTACGGCGAGCAGCTAAAGGGCTGCGGCCTGGGTAAAGACGAGGTTTTCTGCGGTGTGTTCGAGTTCAAGTGCGCTAAAGAGAACGTCTGCGATGCTTGGGAAGAGGAGTAAAAATGCCTAGTGTGTCTAAAGCCCAGAACAGGTTTATGCAGGCCGCAGCTTCAAGCGGGAAAATGGCTCAGAAACTCGGAATCCCGCAAAAGGTTGCCAAGGAATTTGTCAAAGAGACAGGTTCTATGAAAGGCAAACCAGAGAAAAAGAAATGAGTTTCTGGGTCGCGGTCGTGTTTTTCTGCGCGGCTGAGTGTGCTTTCTGGAAGGCAGATGAACTGTTTACCAATAAAAAAAAGTGTGAGGCCAGCCTCCACAAAGCAATGGACATTTTAGAAAGAAACGGCAAAGAAGCTGCGGGGGTTTGTTTAGACATAAAGGTTGTAAACACATAAGTGATTGTTATAGACAACTTCTTTCCCAATGCGGAAGAGATCGCTGCGGAGTTCCCAGATTTCAACTCGGATGTCTGGCATGAATACAACAATCCAATCGAGGTTAAAAAGACTTGTAACAACTGGAACGCATTTGGCCCAGCCACTTACAGAGCGATTTCTAACCTACTTGCCCCAGAGTTTTGTGCAGAACTTGGAAGTGTACGGGCAGATTATGGCCTGCACGGTGGTGGCTTACACAGTCATGCGCGGGGCGGTCGGTTAAACGTCCACCTAGACTACGACATTCACCCCAAGCTAGAACTCCAGAGGTATCTAAACCTAATCGTCTATCTCACCCCGAATTGGAAGCAAGAGTGGGGCGGCGAACTAGGATTCTGGGAGAACCCAGAACAGTTTACCGAGTCGGTCTGGTGCAAGTTCAATCGTGCGGTATTGTTTGAGACAAAGGGACAATGGCACGGACTTCCAAAACCCATAACCTGCCCAGAGGGGGTAACGAGAAACAGCATCGCGGTCTACTATCTCGTAGAACCAGACGGGAGCCTAGACAGAAAGCGGGCGCTATTCCTCCCGACCGAGGAACAAAAGGGCGACCCTGAGATTGCGGAGTTAATTCGTAAGCGTGCGGACAACAACTTAGCCAGGAGCGTGTACAAATGAAACCAGTCTACGAAAAGCCCAGACCCAAGGGATTAGGTAAGCCGAAAGAACTTAGTCCAAACCAGAAACGTGCGGCAAAGGCTTTTGCGAAAAAGTCAGGCAGTGCTTACCCCTCCCTGGTGGCAAACATGGCTGGAGCCAGGGCGAAGAAATGAAGGTACGGGATGCAGCTAAACTGTTCGAGAGGCTAGGCGTTGCGGGGTATAACAAACCCAAACGCACTCCGAACCATCCTACTAAAAGCCATGTTGTTGTAGCAAAAGAAGGCGATAAGGTTAAAACCATCCGTTTCGGGCAACAGGGCGTTTCTGGCTCACCACCTAAGAAGGGTGAGTCAGAAGCAGACAAGGCCCGCAGGAAGTCATTTAAGGCCAGACACGCGGCTAACATTGCCAAGGGCAAGATGAGCGCAGCGTTTTGGGCCTTAAAGACGAAATGGTAGATGAGTCATCGGGAACAACTAGACTTTGTTGCCGCGGTAAAGGAAAAGCATCCCGCGTTCTTCACGGGCAAGAGGGTGCTGGAAGTAGGCAGTCTAAACATAAACGGGACTGTTAGGGACTTCTTCACAGATTGCGACTATGCGGGGTGCGATCTAGGGGAAGGGGAAAGCGTAGACATAGTTTGTGCGGGGCAAGACCTAGACTTTCCTGATAACAGTTTCGATGTAGTTCTAAGTTGCGAGTGTTTCGAGCATAACCCTGCGTACCAAGAGACGCTTAGAAACATGGTGCGGATGCTCAAGCCTGGTGGGTTGTTATTCTTTACCTGCGCGACCACAGGAAGGCCAGAACACGGTACGACACGCACGAACCCGCAGGATGCACCCTTCTGCGGAGACTATTACAGGAACCTAGTAGCGGGGGATTTAGACACAACAGGGATTGCGGGTGAGTTTTCTACGCTTAATACGGATTTAAGGTTTTATGGGCTTAAAAGTATCTGAGCAAGTAGAGATTGCAGATATGACAGGAAAACAAAAGACCTCTGCTAAACAAGTGGGCAAACGGTCTGTTCATTCTCAAGGCGACAAAGTAAATGGCTGATCTACGCGCACCAGAGCAAAACAGACTGTTAGGCAGGCTTGCGGATATGCTCCGCATGACCGAGGGCCAGGCTGCTGCCCCAGAGTTCCTCCCGCCACAGTTAAATGTTATGAATCTGGTCAGGCAGCTAATGCTTCCCTCTGCGGAAACAGTAGAGAAAATGTCCTACGGTGATCCTCTGTTCAGGATGCCACAACAGTCCCGTATTCCTATCACAACAGATAAGCAATACCTAGCAGACATTGCGGGTATGGTTCCGTTTACCGCACCTGCGGCTAGACCTTCTGCGCGGGCTATACAGGACTTAGTAAGAGAGATACAGACAACGCAGCCGGTGGGTGCGGTTAATCTGGCCCCCACTCCAAGTGTTCCAAGGTCGGACATAGGCTTTTACAGTCAGTTAGAAGCTGCGGTACAGCCTTTGCAGAACAAAGGAACAGGCCAACAGTATTTGGCTCAGATTCAGAAGTCTGCGGGAGTAAAGCCAGAAGAAATCCAATGGACTGGTTTGGACACCTTTCTGCGCGGCAAACAGTCCGTAACCAAAGCTGACATACAAGACTACCTCAATGCCAACAGAGTAGATGTGCGGGAGGTGAGGCTAGGAAGACCAGAAACAATTAACACGCAGAGTAAATACGCAACTCCAGAAGTAATGAGAATTGTTACTCAAAACGCAGGAATGGCTGACAATGCTACGCTATTAGCGTTAGACAATGATTATGCTGCTTATAAAGAAATTACGACAAGGTTTCCAGAATTAGGAGACAACCCTGACTGGGCAGAAGTTGTTTTGAATGATGTAACTGGAACATTTGGTAATTTGCCTAATTTGCCCAAATACGCAAATTGGCAATTGCCAGGTGGAGAGAACTACCGAGAGATTCTTCTGACGTTGCCAGCTAAAAATCCAGAATTTGACCCAGCCGATTTAAGTAGGCTTACAGAGTTGTCTAACAAGACAAGAACAGATGCAGAAACCGCAGAATATCGTGCCTTGGCAAGTCGTTATGACGCAAGTTTGCGTGGTGAAACTACCCCAGAATATCGTTCTTCCCACTTTGACCAACCAAACATCCTAGCCCACATGAGGGTAAACGACAGAGTAGTAGACGGGAAGAAGACTCTGTTCATAGAAGAAATACAGTCAGACTGGCATCAGGCAGGGCGGAAGAAGGGGTATCAAAGAGGAAAAGATTTAACTCCTGAACAAATTGACCTTAAATTTATTGAGTCAAAAATTCCACCTGGTGCAGACCCAAGCGTTTACCCAGGGTATTACGAAGCATTTGACAAAAATACCGGACAGTTTTTAGGCCGTCATAGCGGCTTCTTAAACCGTGAACAGGCTATGCGTGATGCAATTATGTCTGCAAACCAGTTTCAAACTGGAGTGCCTAACGCACCCTTTAAGACATCCTGGCACGAACTAACCCTAAAGAGAGCAATACAAGAAGCCTCAGAAAAGGGATATGACAAGATCGCATTTACTACCGGCAAGACACAGGCAGAACGGTATGACCTGAGTAAGCAGGTGAACAAGATTGATGTTGAGGCTGTTGAGGAAGTGCCAAACCTATACTTTGTAGATGTAGATGTGGCTGGCGGCAAAACACTCAATCTTGAAGTTGAGAATGGCATCGTCAGAAACGATGAGTTTGCTGGCAAGGCTTTAGAGGATGTGGTTGGTAAAGAAATCGCAGAAAAAGTCATGACCGTCCAGCAAGGTAAAACGCAACGCCTTTCTGGGGATGATTTGCGGATTGGCGGTGAAGGAATGAAAGGCTTTTACGACAACATCCTTCCCAAGTCACTAGAGAAACTCGGCAAGAAGTTTGACGCTAAAGTAGGCAAGACCGAGATGGACGGCGTAGAAGTCTGGCAGATGGACATTACTCCGCAGATGCGGGAATCAGTCACGACTAAAGGCCAGCCACTATTTGCAATACCCGCGATAGGAACAGGATTACTTGGTGCGGGAATGATGCAAGAAGACGAACAGTTCTAAACTGTTGTAAAATAGCAACAACCGAACAACCAGAGAAGGATTCGGACAGATGGAACTTGAAAATTTAGAGGAACAAAAATCATCCTGGGGCGGTTCTCGGGCAGGCGCAGGCAGACCTAAAGGCGCTACCAACAAGATACCCAAGCAGGTGAAAGAGAACATCGTAGAGGTGTTCGAGGAACTTGGCGGCTTAGAGGCTATGGTTGATTGGGCCAAGTCTGATCCCAGAAACCAGACCGAGTTTTACCGTTTCTACGCTAGGCTGGCTCCGATAGAACAGAAGATTGTCGGCGATGCGGAGAACCCGCTACAGATTGCGGTCGGATGGCAGTCCAACAAATAGTTATACCGTACAAACCACGAGAGGCGCAGCTTGAAATTCACGAGGTTGCTGATAGAACTCGATTTGTTGTCTGCGTGGCCCATCGTCGTCTCGGCAAGACTGTTGCGGCAATCAACCACCTCATTAAAGGTGCGCTGCAATGCGAACGGGAGTCTCCACGTTATGCCTATATCGCGCCGACATTTACCCAGGCCAAAAGAGTCGCTTTCGACTATTTGACCCACTTTACGAGACCGTTAAACGCGGTCGCAAACATTGCAGAGTTGCGGGTGGACTTCTTCGGAAGAAGGGTTAGCCTGTACGGTGCGGACAACCCAGACAGTCTCAGAGGAATATACCTAGACGGTGTAGTTCTGGATGAGGTTGGGGATATGAACCCTAAAGTCTGGAACGAGATTATTCGTCCTGCTCTTACGGATCGCTTGGGCTGGGCAATGTTTATCGGAACTCCCAAAGGAGCAAACCATTTCAAAGACCTACGAGACCGCGCTGAGACGGAGGATAACTGGGCGCTACTACAGTTTAAGGCTAGTGAAACAAGCATCGTGCCTGAAGCCGAGCTTGCGGCTGCAAGAAAAGAAATGGGGGATCAAAAGTATTTTCAGGAGTTTGAGTGTTCTTTCGACAGTCCGGTGGAAGGCTCTTATTACGGGGAAATTCTTAACGAACTCCCTGATAACCATTTTGCGGAAATCCCAAGGGACGACCTCTGTAAAACCTTTGCGGCGTGGGATTTGGGGGTGGGCGACAGTACGGCAATATGGATTGCTCAAGCCGCAGGCCAGGAAGTCAGGCTTTTAGACTATATAGAGAACCACGGGCAGGGTTTAGACTGGTATGTGCGGGAACTGACAAACAGGAACTGGCACAAGGCCCAGATGCTCCTGCCTCACGATGTGGAAGTCAGAGAACTAGGCACTGGTAGAAGCCGCCTAGAGGTTCTCAGAGAGGCTGGATTGGATTGCACAGTAGTACCCCGCTTGGGAGTGGATGACGGCATACAGGCCGTGAGAAGGCTGCTCCCGAGGTGCTGGTTTAATATGCCGCAGGTAAAACAGGGTTTGGATTGTCTCAGAAACTACAGGCGGGAATATGACGAGAAGCGAAATGTTTTTTATGACAAGCCTTTACATGACTGGGCTTCTCACGGCAGCGACAGTTTCCGCTATTTGGCTTGCGGCATGGATACAAATAGCAACTGGGCAAAGCCTCTTACCGTTACGACTAAATGGATAGTGTGATGACCGAAATCGAACTAAAAGCGATCATTGAGTCAGAAATTGACAATGCTCTTGGGTATCTCGAAACCGAAACTACAGAGCAGCGCAGGAAAGCCTTGCAGTTTTATAACCGTGACCCTTACGGCAACGAGGTAGAGGGGCGGTCACAGATCGTTACCGGCGAGGTTGCGGAGGCTGTAGACGGTGCGCTGCCTCCCTTGCTGCGGGTGTTTACCCAAGGAGACGAGATTGTCCGTGCGGAGCCACAAGGCCCAGGAGACGAGGAAGTCGCCAAACAGGTAACAGACTACCTAAACTGGGTGTTCTACCGTGACAACCCAGGTTTCTCCGTCTTAAACATTTGGTTCAAAGACGCACTGTTACAGAAGAACGGGATTGTAAAGGTCTGGTGGGATAACCAGAAAGACATTACGACCGAGGAATACGAGAACCTAAACGAGGAAGAAATCGCCCTCATGCTTGCAGACGAGTCTGTAGAGATCGTCGAGCAGGAAGCTATCCAGATCGGCGAGGTTCCGACTCCTGCGATGGATATGATGGGGCAACCTATGTTAGACGAGATGGGCCAGCCTGCGGTGCAGATGCAGCCTGTCTTTGCCTACAACGTCAAGGTCAAGAAAGTACAAAAGTACGGGCAGGTGCGGGTAGAAAACGTGCCTCCAGAAGAGTTCATTATCAGCAAGAAGGCTAGAACGATAGGGGATACACCTTTCTGCGCCCATCGTCGCCTGGTAAGCCGTTCAGAACTGGTAGCGATGGGTTTCGCTGCGGATGTGGTGGAAAACCTGCCGACATACGAGGATTTGACCTTCACGCCTGAGAGGGTTGCGCGGTATAGCGAGGGCGAGCAGCCTTTAGACCGCGAGACGATAAACACCGCCATGCAGGAGATAGAGACATTCGAGTGCTACATTCGGGTGGACACAGACGGCGATGGCATCGCAGAACTGCGGAAGGTCTACTACGCAGGCAACGAGATTCTGGAAGACGAAGAGATAGACTACAACCCATTCTGTTCTATTTGCCCCATTCCGATGCCGCACAAGTTTTTCGGACATTCCTTGGCTGATAGGACGATGGACTTACAGTTGATTAAGTCCACGATTACCCGTCAGATTTTGGATAACCTGTATCTGACAAACAATGCCCGAGTAATTGCGGTAGATGGTCAGGTGAACTTAGACGACCTGCTAACTGTCACACCTGGCGGGGTAGTTCGTGTTAAGAATCCCCAGGCGGTTACTCAGCTTGCGGTGGCTCCGGTAGCAAACCAGAGTTTTCCCATGCTGGAGTATATGGATCAGGTACAACAGAAGCGCACTGGCATAAATCAAAACAGTCAAGGACTGGATGCCAACATTCTGCAAAACACCACGGCAGCAGCAGTTGCGGCAATGCAAAATGTCGCAGCAGGCAGGATCGAGCTAATCGCCCGAGTATTTGCAGAAACAGGTGTGCGGGAGATGTTTATTAAGATTCTCCACCTGCTTTGTAAGTATCAGGACAAGCCCAGGGTTGTGCGGATGCGGAACAAGTATGTATCTGTAGATCCAAGGGAGTGGAAGAACCAATACGATATTCACATAAATGTCGGCCTTGGAACTGGAACCCGTGAGCAACAGTTGACCATGCTGTCTGCGGTGCTACAAAAACAGGAGCAGCTACTTGGAACGCAAGGAGTTAGTGGCCCGTTGGTTGGCCTCTCTCAATATAGATCCGCGCTTGGCAGGTTTGTCGAAGCTGCTGGTTTTGTTGATTCCGCAGAGTTCTTTAAGGACATCACTCCAGAAACAGAACAGCAGATGGCAGCGCAGGCGCAGCAGCCGCAGGCAAGCCCAGAAGTTCAAGTAGTAATGGCCCAGGTTCAAGCGGCGCAGGCCAAGGCGCAGGCCGACATACAAGTCCAGCAAATGAAAGCCCAGGCAGACATACAGTTGGCTAGGGAAAAGGCTGCGGCAGAGATACAGTTAGCCCGAGAGAAGGCAGAGGCCAACCTACAGTTAAAGATTGCGGAGTTCCAAGCTGAGTCTCAAATGAAAGCAGCCAAGGTCGGGGCCGAAATCACAGGCAATGTGGAAATCCCAGGAGAGCGACGCATTTGAACAAAGCAGAGAGGGCTAGAACCCTACTGAACGACGAGTTTTTCCAAGAACTTGTAAAAGAACAACAAGAGTTGTATATTTACAACATTATCAACAGTCCTGAGACGGATGTAGACCTGCGGGAACGCAGTCTTATGAAGCACAGGGCAATAGCAGAATTTATAGCGTCACTCGAATCTATAGCGGCACAGACCGAAATAGACAAGAAGCGCTGGAAGATTTTTTAAGGAGAAAGTATGGACACCAACCCAGAGGGGAGTGTTAAGACAGTTGGCGATGCAGCCGGAGCTTTCCTGAGTCTGATGGAACCAGAGGAGCCGCAAGGCGAACCAGAGGTTGCGGAAGAACAGGAGATCGAAAGCGAAGAGCAGGAAGAGTACGGGGAAGAAGAAGAGCAGGAACAGACCCCCACCTACCGCGTAAAGGTAGGCAAGGACGAGGTTGAGGTTCCGCTTGACGAGCTACTCAAAGGATATTCGCGGACTGCTGACTATACTAGGAAGACTCAGGAAGTTGCGGAACAGCGCAAGTTTGTAGAGGCTGAACGGCAACGGATAGAGGAAGCCAACAGACTCCGAGATGTCTACGCCCAAAGGTTGCAGGTTATAGAGCAGATGCTCTCCCAGCCTGAGAAAGCGGAAGACTTGGCTTCTCTGAAGGAAAACGACCCAATCGGTTATGCGGTACGGGTTGCTGAACAGTCAGAGAAAGATAAACAGCTTGCGGCGGTAAGAGCAGAGCAGCAGCGTATTGCACAGCAACAACAGTCCGAACAGTCCGAGAGGCTAAAGGCCCACCTCGCTGGAGAGGCTGAAAAGTTGCAAAGCGCGATACCTGAGTTCGCAGACCCTGCAAAGCGTGAAGTCATTAAAAACGATGTGCGGAACTACGCCAAGCAGATTGGATTTACTGACGAGGAACTTGCACAGGTCTATGACTCACGGGCGGTGCTGGCGCTGTATAAGGCGGCACAGTACGACAAGCTAGTAGCGAATAAGACCGAGGCAACCAAAAAGGTTGTGCAGGCTCCGAGAATGATGCGACCAGGCTCCTTTACGCCAGAGGCTAGAGAGAGTCAGGAAGTAAAGAAAACCAGAGATGCGCTGCGGAAGTCTGGTAGAAAAGACGATGCGGCGCGACTATTTGAACGCTTACTGTAAAGGAATTAAATCATGTCTCAGTACAAAACTTATGCCGCGCAAGGACTGCGTGAAGACCTCACCGATATCATTTATGATATTTCCCCCACTGACACGCCTATTATGTCGTCTATCGGCAAGGGCAAGGCTTCGGCTACCTTCCATGAGTGGCAGACCGACTCTCTCGCCGCGGCTACCACTGGTAACGCTGCTGTAGAAGGTGCTACCGCTACGGAAGCTACCCTGGCTCCCACAACCCGTCTTGGCAACAACACTCAGATTGTTCAGAAGACCGTTATGGTTTCTGGCACGCTGGATGCTGTAAATAAGGCAGGCAGAAAATCTGAAAAAGCCTATCAACTTGCTAAAGCATCCTCAGAAATAAAGAGGGACATAGAGGCAACTATCACGGCTAACCAGGCTCGTGCGGCTGGCGACAGTTCTACTGCTCGCAAGATGGCTGCTCTTTTGTCTTGGATCAAGACCAACACGAACAAGGCTGGTGACGGTGGCGATCCCACCACAATCGGCGTGTCTGTTCGTACCGACGGCACTACCCGCACCTTTACCGAGACTCTGCTGACAGATGTTGTTTT